GCTCTTCTCCAGAGCTTCTTTGCATCAGGACTTTGCATTGTTATTAAATTTTGTAGATAATGTTCAGGTGAAGGTAGTAACTGAGTCATAAAAACTATTTAGATCCTACGAAGATCTTAGTTTCTATAAACTCTACCGCTGCATCATCTAGCTGGTTATCAGTAGAAGCAACTAACTTTTTAAGGACATCCACGATGAGCCTCTTAACTGAGTCTGACTTAGCAAAAGTTAAAATTATTGGTTTGAGTAAAGTAATCATTTGGGTTAGAATAGTTTAAATTTTTTTTCTTTTTTAGGCTTGACTTTAACAATAGGTACTATGTCCTGACATACCTTAGCCATAGGTGTGTTAGGTCTATACATAAAACCCTTTTTCATTAAATCTGCACATTTGTGTGCTCTTGTAATCTCATACTCGAGCTTCATCTTTTCTTCTTGGCGTTTAGCCATTTCTTTACATTGTTTGTAACCTGTTTTATCTAGAGGCACCATAAAATTAATTTGGAACCCCCAGTTTTCTGCCAACGTATAGCTACTAGGTTGCATGTTTTCATCAAGAGGTTTAGTATGATTACCCATATAAAACGGTTGGAATGTCATTGTACTGCCATTACAACTTATATTAGGACCATAATACTGCCTACTTTGTGCTCCATTGTTCTGAAATTGCACAGCTTGATTGGTCACATTTCCCGTCGCTGCGGCCACAGGGTTACTTACGTTGTTATCCTCACCTTCAGCAAGTACAGGTGTACCTATTGAGAGAAGATAGAGTAAGATGAAGTAGTTGAATCTGTGTCGATTACCCGATCTATAGTTATTGTTTCGATAGTTCCAGCGTCTCTGGTTGTGATTTGTAGATCCCAATCTGTTGCGTTGGCTGTTGGTGCATAAGTAGCGTTGTCTGTACCTATTCCACCAGTTACCGTAATATTTGTACCGCTCCATGAGGAAGAGGCTGATCCTTGAATATCGTGAACTATTTCTTCTGTTATAGTTTGTTGTGTAGTTGTGGTTGACTGCATACTTCCTGTAGTAAAGGAAGGAGTCACCGTGTTTGCTCTTGCTATGCCGGGTGATAACAGAGCCAAGAGTATGATCCATTTTTTCATACTTTTGGTTTAGGTTTATTCATTGGGCAGTTTACTGGTGCTTTACTACTACCATTTTTACCTGTAGTCAAACCGAATGTTGCCAAAGCTCCCGTAAAGACGCTGGCGACGAACGTGATATCGCTGTTTCCAGACTTTTTTACCATCGGTATATCTACATAGTTCATAGTAATAATAAAACCTGACCAGACGACTACTCCTAGTCTAACAAAGGTACCTAAGATTTCTATCTGATGCTCCTTATCTTCAGCAGCATCTTTTAGTTTACCTAAGAGTCCTTTTTTTTTTTCTTCTTCAGGCGGTTTTCCTTCCATTTGTTTATTCTACCTTGTAGGAATTTCTGTACTTTCTTCTTTATATTTTCTATAATCGGCTGTGTAAAAGTTGTAGCTGCAACTGCTGTAACAGCTGCTATGCTAGTTGTAACTAATACTTCAGTCGAAGGTATAGGTATAGGTGGTAAATTTGGTATTTTTAATTTAGGAGCTGGCGGAGTCTCTGTTTTTGTTGCCTTAGGTTTTACTCCTTGTTCATCTCTCAAATCACTAGGAGGTACAACCATAGGTACATAATAAGGTACGTCAGCTTTAGGTAAAGGTATTTCTACAGTTTTTATTTTATTTGGACTCGGAAAGTTGACCGTTGGTATATTCCAACTCGGTATCTGAGGTTCCATCGTGAGTGTGTAATTTTATCTCTGGATGTGCGAACACAACACTTGTTGAAAACAATAATGTGAGGGTAGTTAATAATTTCATATTTTTACCAAGGTTTACCTACAGCAGTTGGATAAGATACATCTCTTTCCCAGTCTGCACACAAGTCTGGACCTATTTGAGTTTTAACCCAACCAAGTACAGTTGCTTCATCTAAACTATCGTAAGCGATAAAATCACTTGGTAATGAAACAGGCTTTGCAAACCAAGCTGAACCTCCACGTTGTCCTGTCATCGTATCACCATCTTTTCCTGTCAAAACCCATAACGCATTTCTAACGAAACCGTCAGATGGGTCACGTTCTAACGTGTCGATTTCCCATGTTGTAGTAATTGCCATAATATTTAAGATTTCATAATGAATGCAAGAGCATAGTAAGGAGGTGTTTTGTCATATGAATGACTAAAGTTTCCACCCCAACCATGTTGGTGTCTATCTCTTGAGTTGAATGGTTCTGGAGATGCGTTAGGGTTACTACTAGCATTGGAGTACTGTGACGCCCAACCAGTATTACCATTAACAGAAACTGTCATAGAACCAGAAAAACCACCACCAGTAGCTCCGGGAGAAACTCCGGGAAAAGAAGTATCACCAGTACCAGCCGTAGCACCAACTACAAACCTGTCTCTTAAATCTGGTGTACTGTTGTTGCCGTCACATATAACCCAACCAGAAGGAATAGCACTTGTAGCTCCAGACCATATAGCAATAACACCAGATGGTATTCCTGCGATTCCAGTTAAGTTTGATCCATCTAAAGCTGGTAATGTACCAGTTATGTTTGCAGCTGGTATTGATGTTAAGTTAGCTGCACTAACTGCTGGTAATGTTGCAGGAAATCTTGCATCAGGTACAGTTCCAGATGTTAGATTAGATGCACTTAATGCTGTTAAATCTACGTTTGCCCAAGTTAGACCACCTGTATTACCAGACTGTGCTGATAAAAAATAACCATTAGTTGGCGAGTTAGATATTTTAAGATTCGCTTCGTCTACTACATCATCTGCAATAGTTAAAGCTGTAGCACCTGTTACTTCTCCTGTGTGAGTAGCGTTAGATGTCTTAGCTGTGTTTGCTGTTATCGCTGAGTTTATAGAGTTTGCAAGTTTATCTGTTGTAATTGCATCATCTGCAATCTTAGCTGTAGCTATAGCACCAGTACCTAGATTGTTTAAATCTTCACGTAATAAAGGTCTACCACCAGCTTGTGAGCCGTCATGTACAACTGCTGTATCTTTAGTTGTGTCAATAGTAACTTCACCTTCGGCTCCAGTAAAGCTACTATGTTGCGTGGTTGTTCCACGTCTTAGTTTTAATAATTTTGCCATTATGAAAGAGTTCCGAAGTCAATTTGTAAGTTATTACCGTTAACAGTTCCTACCTCAGTAAGGTTGTTGTTATTACAATCTAATGCAGCAGCTAGTTCAGGTGAAGAATCTTCTGCTAGTGATTGAATACCGGGAGCTATTCCTACGAATGAACTACCTGAGTAGTAATTAAGAACATTTGTTCCAGTATTATACCAAAGGTCACCAGCACTAGGAGAGCTAGGTGTACCGCTTTGTATTACATATTCAGCAGCATATCTGTTTACATCAGCTATTGAAGCTCCAACAGTATTTACGTTAGAGATTGATCCAGCAACTGTATTTATATTTGAAGCATTAGAAACAGCACTATTAATATTTGATGCGTTAGAGACAGCACTATTAATGTTTGAAGCATTAGAAACCGCAGAGTTAATGTTAGATGAGTTTCCAGCTACTGCTGTAATGTTTGAATTATTTCCAGCTACTGTGTTTATATTTGCAATATTTGTAGCAGCCGTGTTGACATTAGCTATAGAACCAGCAACTGTATTAACTGAGTTATTTCCAGATCCAGTATTTACAGCATCAGTTATTAAACCTAAATCTTCACTAAATACAATCTGTCCAGCAACAATATTTATATTAATTAGGTCAGACTGGTTAGGTGTAGCAGCACTAAATCCATCTCCAGAACTACCATCGTAGATCATCAACACTTTGTTAGATGAGCTATCAAACCATAAATCACCATTAGCTAATGATGAGCTATCAGCTCTAGCTGTAGGTGCAGAATTACTTATTTGATATATGTCTGCAAAGTTGTTTATATCCGCAACATTAGTTGCAGCTGTTGAAATAGCTGATACGTTTGCAGCAACTGTTGTAACCTCGGTTGCCTTTGGTACTAATCTATGAAATGTATAAGTATTGAGAGTAGTAGTAGTTTCTACTATCATCCCAAATGTTGCAGCATATGTTGTGCTGTTAGCTGCTCCAGTAATCGTTACAGTTGAGTTACCTACTGTTCCATTACTTATAGATATTACGCCAGAACCACTAGAAGTTAAATTCTGAGATAATGCCTTAATACTTACAAGAGTACCAGTACCATTATTTACGTCAGGGTTAGCATTAGGAAAACTTGTTTCATTAGCTATTGGTACAAAACCACCTACGTCATCAACAAGATCAATTATCCTGTCGTTGATAGCTGCGGTTGTAGCAATAGTTGTATCGTTATCTGGAAATGCATCTCCATCTTTAATAGTTTCTGAAGTTGTTGCGTTAAAATATCTAGCTTCGGCAGCGGCAGTAGTAAAGAAAGTTACATCATCTGGTGTAGCCGATGCTTGCTCACTATTTGTTACAATAGCTGCATCTGCAATTTTATCCGCTGTAACTGCGTCGTTAGCTATTTTAGCTGTACTAACGGCACCATTACTTAGTTTGTCAGTACCTACCGCACCACTAGCTATTTTACCGCTAGTTACTTGATTATCTCCTATATGCTGTGTATCTATTGATTCATCTACATAGTGTTCAGAATTAATTTGATCATCTGCTATTTTAGCTGAAGTTATTGCATCTGCTGCTATTTTAGCAGAAGTTACATTTAAGTTTGCAATTTTAGCTGTAGTAACAGCACTATTAGCTAATTTAGCTTCGGTAACTTGAGAATTACCAATGTGTGCAGTATCAATAGACCCATCTACATAATGTTCAGAATTTATCTGATCATCACCAATTTTAGCTCCTGTTACAGCATCAGCTGCAATCATGCCAGTTGCTACAGTTCCTGTGTCTCCAGTTGTTATTACGGTACCTGTAGTATCAGGAAACGTAATAGTCCTGTCAGCTGTAGGATCAACTACAGTTATAGATGTTTCAAAATTATTTTCTGTATCACCTTCAAAAGTTAGGTCAACGTTTTGACCCATATGAAGGTTACCTGTCATGGTACCACCACGAGAAGCTAATTTCTGTTCGTTATATTCTAAAGCTTTTCGTAATAATTGTAGTTGGTTATTATTAAGATCTTGAGAGGTAATAGAAGATCCAGCAGTATAGGTTGCCCTTGGTGTAGGGTCACCCATATCTGTAACTGGTTGTATTACAACAGAATCACTACTTGTTAAATCAGCTCCACCAATGTGAACTGTTTTATTATTAAAATCTACTGTATATTCTCGGGGTGAGGCGGATTCATTAATCGTACTAGTAGTAAAAGTAAGTGCTATGTTATCTAGCTCTACTTCTACTTCTGACGCTTTAAATACATCGAAACTCCCTGAGTAGCTAAATGTATTTGCTGTGCCGTTATTAACATTACCGGCTATCGTTTTTTTTGTATGTGCCATTTAGTTCTTAGGGAAATTGTCTATAGTTTGTCTAGGAAAACTTAACTCTAAAATTTCGTTTCGATTTTGCCTTGTTCTAGTAGTGTTACCATCTTTCTTAGTTTTTAATTTTTCTATATCAGCATACGCAGGGTGTGTAGGTTGTGTAATTATTGCCCAAGCTTTAGATCTTGCTTGGTTCATAATATTATGTATGCTAGTATTATGTGGATAAGTACTAGGATTAATATCCATTTTAGCTGGGTTATTTACATTAGATTTCATTTCTTTCATAGAATTTTGAATATCTGGTTGAGCAGCTAAATGATCTAACGCAGCTTCTACATTTTTAAATTTCTTACCACGATATACTACAGGAACTGTGCCTATAGCATTTTGAAAATGTGCTCTAATTCTAGCATCTTGTACAAAGGAATAACCACCGTAAGCATATGTAGTAGATTTTAAATCATAATTACTATCTAATAATAATTTTCTTCCGGGAGAATTACTTCTAACATCCATTTGTATTGGAGACACAGCGTTAAATGATCTGCCAATAATGTTCCAATTTTTAATTGGTTTACCATTAAGTAAATCACTTTTACGTGGTAATGCTTTTTGTCCTGTTAAAGGAGCAAATGCTTCTGTTGCTAAATTTCTGTTTCGTATAGATGAAAACATATCAGAGTTTAACTCTTTCATATGTGGGTTTATCCATTTACCAAACTCATTACGCATACCAGCTAATGGTACACTATTATTTAAAACATTAGCAAAAGCTTTAGTACTTGCTGGACCTATAGGATTTTGTGCAATTTGCATTAATTGATCTAATCCAGACATATAAGTCTTACCTTGTAAACCTCTACCAATAACAAACGCAGCAGCTTGTAATCTTTTTTCTGCCCATTCAGAACCCATCAATTCCATATTATCACCAATATCAGCAATAGTAGAAAATATAATATTAAATGGTTCTAAAGATGTATAGTCAAATCCTACATCACCTATGTAAAGATGATTAGGTTTCCAACCAGCATTTATCCAGTTTTGTCTAAGTTGTTTATCAGCAGGACCATTACCTGTTAATTGATCAGCCATGTATAAACCACTAACTGTACTTACAACTGTAGCTCCTACTGCTTGTCTACCTGCAAAAAGACTTCTAGCATTAGCTAAGTCTGCATGGTTTTCAATTCCATACCGTGCTAAATCAGTAAAGTCATCACCTGTATGTCTTAGTATATCAATAGATTCTTTGTGTAATGCACCTAATAATGGTGTGTTTTTATATGTAAAGTTTAAACCATTAATACCAGTTCTAGCAAATAAATAGAATGGTTTAATTAAAGGAATATCATTAAATACTTTATCTAATTGTTTAGCAACTCCATCTAATTCAGTTGTTAAAGTAACTTCTTTAAACTGTTTGTTTAAGAAAGAATCTTTAGATAAATCAAGATTACCTTCACCATCAAATAAATGTTTAAAATGTATATCTTCATATCTACCTAAAATTTCAGGAGTTAATTTAGTAAAATCATCACCTACTTCATCTAAGGCTTGACGCATAGCAATCTCTTTAGAACGAGATCTAGCTAAAATATGTTTAAATGTTTCGTCTACAGCTTGTAAAACACGTGGAGACCAACTTAAAAGTTTATTATTATTTAAACCTCTAGCTGTATTATACATATTATAAGCTGCTTTATCACCATCTGTACCTCTAGTTTCTGCCCATTTACCTTGAGCATGCCATACATTTTCTGCTTTAGCTGCAGGTTCATTATATCTAGTTTTAATATTAGCTATATCTGCATTAAATGTAGAATCCCAATTAGTTTTAAATACAGTCCAAGCTTCTGGTAATACTTCAAACATACCTTTTAATTTAGCAACAGAAGCTTTTCTACTTACAATGTCACCAGTAAATGGTGCTCTCATTGTTGCACCTACGGCTTCGTTAATAGCGTTTAAATAAGAGTTAGTTGTAGTACCTATCAAAGCTCTTAACGGTGTTTTAGGACCACTAAGAATACTGTTAACCATTACACCTTGTAACTCTCTTATTAACATTCCAGTTTTAACTTTACCTTTAAATTCACCACCACTAATTTTAGATCTCATCCAAGCATCAAAGTCTTTCCAGTTATGAACTTCATTTGATACTTTAAATACATCTAAAATAGCACCAGCTAATTCATCATTACCTTGTTCATTAAGCATGTTAACCATATGAACAACCCCTTGTCTAGTTTCTCTTTGTAATGCTTGAGAACGTGTATTAACTTTTTCAGTAAGTTCTGCAACTTGATCCCATGTTAATTTACCGTTACCCTCTCGTAACATTGTTCTAGCTTGATCCCAAGTGTATTGAGTTTTTTTAATTTGAGTTAAACCAGTTGTTAAATTATCTGCTATTCTACTCATAACACCATCAGTTGCAAAGATATCTGTTTCACCTAACATTCTACTACCAGCACTAGCTTGATCTCGTAACTGTAATAATAATGATTCAACAACTGCATCTTGAACTTCGATGTTTTTCATTGCCCATCTATTAAAGACATCTAAAGTATCACCTACTCTAAAATCTCTATCTAAAAATTCTTTACCCCAAAATTCATCTCTACTTAATCTACCAGCATCTCTACCCATAATTTCTTGAATAGCATCTAATGCACTATCAGAACTATAACGACGAGTATACTTAGATTTAGAAGGATTCATGTCATCTAATTGAGCTTTAAAAAGTTTATCATTGTTTAACTCATCTACTCCAGCATCAAACCAAGGGTCAGGTATACCAGTTTTAGCAAATTTAGCTTGATCTGTTTGTGAAAATAAAGCATCAGTACTACCTTTTTTACGAATACCTACTCTATGCCTGATCTCATCTAAATCATTTAAGACTTGACGAATACCACTTCTAGCTTTTTCAGAACCTTGTCCAAGTAATTTAGCACCGTTTTTATATGCACCATAAGTAGAATGCATAATACCGGGTCTTTGGTCATTACCCACAAAAGCATTTTTAAAATTATCTTTACTTTTTCTTAGCTGTTCATTTCCTGCTTCAAACAAATCAGTTAATTGTCTTTCACCTCGTTTATATAATCCTTCTTCATTCATTAACTCACCCCAAAGTTTGGTAGAATGAGCACGAGTACTGGCTGCAAAATCTTTAGTGTGTTTAGATGCTAATCTATATGCGTCAGGTAACCCTTGTCTCATAAATTCAGTTTTACCTAAAACTGTTTTATATAAATAAGGAACACCTTTCTGTAATAATTTACCACCCATAAAAGCAAAAGTACCTTCAGTTAATGTAGAATCTAATCTTTTTGCCCAAGGACTATTTAATTTTGCTGCTATAGCTGGAGTTATAAGCTCTGCATCTTCACCAACCATATTAACTAAATTTTCCATTACGCCTTCTCTTCTCATCATTCCTATGCCATCTTTAGAAAAGTCACGCATATTTCCGGGAATAATAGTATCTACAACAATACCTCCAGTAAAAGTTTTTGTAGGTAATGTACTAATTAACTTACCACCTTTAACAAGAGCTGGTAATTTACTTGCCGCACCTACACTAGCTACTGCACCGCCACCAGCTCTATATCCAGCTACAACTAAAGCAAGTGTAGTACCCCAATATGTAGTATCATATATATCTCTTGAGTTTTCAGTTATAGCAATAGGATTATTAACTTGAAATTCTAAAGACAAAGGATTTTTATGTTGTAATACGTCATCATCAAAAGTAGAATCTTTATTCCAATTTTTTAAAACATCCCAATCACCTTCTTGAATACCATTTATAACATCACCTACACTTCCAGCTGATTCAAAAATTGCATCTTTTCCTATATCAAACCAAGCTCCTCCTCCAGAGGACTTCCAGTTTTCTTCTGCTGTAGGATTAAAATAGTTATCACGTTGCTTTAATGTATATAAAACCATATCTTGTCCCGGTCCTCCCGGAATTGCTTGCCACAATGCTCTAAGTCTAGCACCTACATCTGGATTATCTAAACTGTCTAACCATTCTTTAGTTATTCTTGCATCTTCTTCTGGACTTAAACCTTTACCATTATTAAGATGAGTTACGTCAAAAAAATCAGAATAGGTCATTTGACCATCTTTATTTCTATCTAAACGTGCAACTAATTCAGGATCTTCAACTATCATTTTATGAGCTAATAGTTTATTTTCTAAATTAGTACCTTTTAATAGTTCCATTAATTGATCTTCTTTGTCATGTTTAACTTTATGCAAAGAATTACGATAGACCATTTCTCTACCATTAGGTAAATCAATTAATTTTCTACCTTCTCCATCTCTAATAGAATCTAACTTTAGATCTCCAGTAATTTCATCTGCTTCCCAAAATTGATTTTGTTTAGCAATACCTCTTTCAAATAATTTATTACCTTTAAATTCTTCAGCTTCAGGTTGTGGTGCATCTGTAGATTCTGCAGATTCAGTTGTTGGTGTTGGTGTAGATTCTGCTTCTGGTAAAGGAGCAAATTCATCTCCGGCTTCAGTTTGTATTACTGGTTCTTCATCAGGATATGCTTTTTCTAAATTTTGTATATGATTAGCATATCCTTCAATCTCGAACGTAGTATCTTCATTAGGCGTTTGACCAGCGTTCGGTTGTATATTTAAAATGTCACTCATTAAAATCCTCCAATAGCTGGGTCAATATTTTCAGGTAAATCAAACAAAGAAGATGGCATAGCTTTATAAGTCATAGCATCACTTAATAACATAGAAGCATATAAATTAGATAAATCTGATGGGTAGTTTAATGCTCTAGCTGCAGAGATGTTTAAATTATTAGCTCCGTCAGCATTAGGTAAATCATTACCATCATTATCTTTTCCTGTTAAAAGATTAAATATAGGAGGTTTACCTTGTGGCCATAGTCCGGGGTGTCCAGCTGCTTTTAATTGAGCATCTACTATAGACGGCCAAGTTTCATCACGACCTCTAGCTAATCCTTTATAATAACTTAAAGCTTTGTCATCATGGTATAATCCTTTTGGACCATATTTTTCCATGTTATTTTTAATTGAACTAATTTGTTTTTCACCATAATTACCACCAATAATTCCTGATGTAATAATGTTTCTATCTGCAAGTATTTCTTGTTTACCTAGATTTATTTGTCTAACATTCATTCTGTCAGGACCAATAGTTTTTTCTACATCAAAACCAAATTTAGCGTATTGACTATTTGGACCTCTAGCTTCAATCTCTGTTATAACACCTAGTTCACCGGGTACAGGGTTTCCATCAGCATCTACAATTTCACCCATCTTAGCATATAAAGAAAGATAATCAGCAGTTTTACTATCATAACCCATACCAATTAATCTGTTTCTTTTTCTAATAAAATCTATTTTAGCATTTTCATTTGCTTCAATATAAGCTAAACTTTTTTCATTTGATTTAATACCCATATCTGCAAATGTACTATCTAATGCAGCTTTAATTTTTTTATCAGCTCCAGATTCAGTTAATGCAGCTTTTTCAAATTTAGTTGCTTTGTCTCTATATTCTAAAGCTGCTTCTGGATGAAATTGATCTAACTCAGCATGAGTAATTTGACCATTGTTATAAGCTAGTATAGCTTCTATTTGTTGTTTAGATTCTCTAACACCTGTATCATTAGCACTTTCCCAATTCTTAAGATCATTAGGTATAGTAAGACCATACTGACCATACCAAGCTTTATACTCATTAGCACGTTGCTCAGTCATACCTTTTGTTCTTACTTCTTCTATAAATTCATTTTTCTTTTTATCACCTGATGTTTGCAACCATTCACTTTCAGCATCAATACTTTTTTTAATACCTTCTTGTATTTGTAATTGTAAACTAGCAGCTTTACCTTTCCATTGTTGGGCATAAGTAGTACCTTTTGGTACACCTAATTTCAAAGCTAACACATCTGGCATACGTTGATTAAGAAGTTTAGCAGCATACTCATCATCGTAACCCTTAATACCTTCAGAAACTACAAGTGCATCAAACGCTTTCCATGCTCCAGCATTACCTACCATGTTGTTAGAAGCATCTACAGTAGCACCAGTTTTAACTAAATAATGATAAATATCTTCACCAGTTTTACCACTTGTTCGCCAGCTCATTTCTGCTTTACTTCTAGTATTAGAAGAAGATTCAATATTATATCTTCGTCTATATTTAGAAGTAGCGTCATCTTTAGCCTTTTGTATAGCATCATTTGTGCCAGCTAATTCTAATAATTCTGGAGTAAACTTTTCTAAACCTGCAGCTTTTTTAATATCTTTAGCTACCAATTGTATTGCTGCTTCTTTAAAAGGTAATCCGTGTATATTATTATCGTGTAATTCTTTAGGTGTAAAAGTTATATTTTCTAGTTTTAATGCTTTTTCGCTAGTCATCATAGCGTGGTTAAGCTTATCAGGAAACGTATCATTAAATGAACGTAACTTCTCTTTCATAAAAGCAACCTGTGCATGAGGAGAAAGATTAGCAATACGGTCAGCATCAGGATAAACATCTGGACCTGAAGCTTTGAGCATTTCTGCTTTTATTTCATGATATCTTGTATCAGTTGCAGTAAGAGTGCTTAACTCATTTTGTAATGATACTAATTTTTCTGCATTAACTTCAGCTTGTTCCTGAGCTAGTATTTTTCCACGCTCTCTTTCTTCTTCTATCCTTAGAGCTTGCATATCTTTAAGAGTTTTAGAAAAAACACTTAATTGTTTAGTTGCATCTTCTGTTGCTTGGATACCACGTTTTCCCATGATATTAGCCATTTCAGCAGTTTGAGCACTATCTCGTGTCGCATTGGCTCTTTCACCAGCTCTCATGCGTTCGATGTTTCTATCGTATGAACTACTCATGATTTATCTCTCCCAGTCCAAGGATTTTTTTTAGCTAATTTTCTATCTTTAAATGTCTCACTTCCTTTAAAGTCTGCTAAACCACCAACTGCACTACCAGCTAATCCTAGTATTAAATTAGCTGACGACTTTTTCGGTTCTAGTTCTGGAGCTAACGGAGTTGGTCCATGTATAGGTGCAAATCTAACTTGTTCATATATATCACGAGATTTAGTTGCAGATTGTTCTCGTTGTATATTTTTAGAAACTATTGTTTCTTCTTGAGACATCATTAGATTATGTAAAATCTCAGACTTTTCTTGTCCTAATTTCTTAGCACTTTTACCTGCTAATCGAGCTGCAGTTCGACCTGTTTGTGTACCTGCATACTCATTTTCATACATTTTTACAATAGCTTTTTCTATTTTTTGATCAGATTGTGCAAATAATCTATTTAACTTTTGATCTTCTTGAGTCCATTGATCTACCATAGCTCTATAAATATCATCTTGTTTGACATCTTCAAGAACCATATCATTACGATATTGAGCACGATCAAGCATTACTTCTCGATCATATAATCTGTTTTCATTTTCATGTTGACGTAGCTTGGCACGGTTTCTGCCAGCTATGGCATTATTTTCCGCTTGATGTCCTGCTACTTGACCGGCCATTGATAGACCGGTTGTTATCATTGTTACTGGTTCGCACAC